TGAGATGATGAAAGTATATTATAAAATATTTATGTTATATTATTACATGATAGCTAATATGTTTACCCTAGGCTAAACTTTTTATCCCTAGCTAAGAATATATGAAACCTGTACCCTAGGCATGTGCCACCCCACCCCTATGTGCCTTATGTATACGCCAACGTACTAAAATATTGGGTACACATTGAAAGTACATTTTCCACAATAAGGCATATCTTCCACATATATGCTAGGTGAGGTTCTACAGGGTATAATACACCCAACCTTCAGTATATATATTACATGTGATTCCAGATTTTGTCAAGTATTATTTCTAAAAATATTCCAAATATGGTGAAACTACTATAATACCATTATGTCGCACCCTATAGTGCTGTTGTAAAACTGCGAAAAATAAAAAAAAGTATAAAAGTACTTGACAAAACGTAAAACAACAGTATATTTATACTATAAGAAGGGTATGATATTCAAGAAGCCACACACTTTTTAATTTTACACAGTAAAATATAGCAAGGGCGGTACGATGAATACCCTTTATATCAATAAAATCAATGAAATCAAAGTCAACAGTTAACAAAGCAGGGAACTATACAAAGCCTACCATGCGTAAGGCTATGTTTAATCGTATTAAATCTGGTTCAAAAGGTGGAAAACCGGGCCAGTGGAGTGCGAGGAAGGCCCAACTGTTAGCATCTTCTTATAAAAAAGCGGGTGGCGGGTACAAGTAATCCCTAAGAAGCCTTTATACAAAGTTTATAAGACCAATTATGAGACAGGAGAGTTCTACATAGGCGTTACCTCCAAGTCAGGGGTACACTTTGATAACTACTTCGGCTCTAATACTACTGATTTAAAGATTATTGATAAAGATGTTTTGTTTATCAGCCACAATAAGTCTGATGCAAAGCTAATGGAGTTAATATACCAGTTAAAAAACTTTTATGATAAAAGATGTTTGAATAAAATGCTGAATATTAGACTCAGAAGAGATTTTATAAAAAAGATTCCAAAGTTTAAAATAAATATAGATGACATTTCTCGTAGCTAACCTACCACCTACTAAAGTTTTTGTAAAAAAACAATATCTCTACGACCATCAAAAAGGTCATGGTGAATTTGTAGAGGGAGTATGGGTTACTTGCAAATCTATTCAAGGAAGAGCATTGTATTTTGAAACATACTTACCAGAGTATGGGGCATTATACGATAAGCTTCCTATTTCTGCATTTGTATCAGAACCTACAGACTTAGACCTACCTCTAGAAGAACTAGAACTATGGGATGCTTTTAGTTATCACATGACAGTCATAACAAAAGCTAGTATTGCAGGATGTAAAGCAAAATATCTAGCACCTTCTAAACAATGGCACTTAGGAGAATATTTATTTACCATAGATAACTGTCATTCCGATGATAATACATTGAATACAGGATATTCGGAAATACCAGAAGAACATAAATCATTTAACATTCTAGGATTAGATAATAAACACTTTGCCGCACAACCAAATAACAGATGTTTGTTTTATGATAAATCATTGACACCTTCAGAATTAAAGACACCAGATTTTAAAGTATCAACAATAGAGTATAATGTTGAAACAGAAAGTAAATGGACAGCAGGGGATGACACCAATTACTTTTACAACCTAAAAGAAAATAAATAATGCAAAGAAGACAAACAGAAGTTACAAATATAAACTTTGTACCAAAAAGAACAAGCATAGGTAATGGTAAAGTTAAAATGTCATCCATGAATAAACATAAACGTAGAAGTTATAAAAAATATCGTGGACAAGGAAAGTAATGGCATTAGCAAAATCACAAAGAAGTCTTAAATCATGGTCGAAACAAAAGTGGAGAACGAAGTCTGGAAAGCCTTCTTCCAAGACAGGAGAAAGGTATCTACCAGAGAAGGCTATCAAAAGCCTGACATCTGCGGAATATGCGGCCACGACAAAAGCAAAACGCCAAGGAACAAAGCAGGGCAAACAGTTTGTGAAGCAACCGAAAAGCATTGCAAAGAAGACTAGAGCATACAGGAGGGTATCATAATGATTGATAAGGTATGGAGTAAATGGACAGGTCTTAACAGAAATGTTAAGATTGGTATCATTATAGCAGCAATAGTAGTAGTCTACTGGTTTATAAAATGAACAATAACAAAATGAAATTTAATGGTAAGTCCGATAATCGAAACAATCGGACTGCCACATTTAACATGCAAAAAGCCGACCTAGATAAAGATGGTAAAATATCATCGTATGAAAAGACCAGAGGTATGGCTATTCAAAACGCAATGAAAGGTAAAGCCTAATGGCACCACCTATAATAGCAGCAGTAGCAATAGTATCAAGATTTCTATTGACAAACAGTATGAAAAAAGCCATAAAAAAATATGGTAGAGAAGCTGTTGATAAAACATTAAAATCTAAAACATATAAAAATATATTAAAAAAATCTGGAGCTAGTAAAGAAGCTAAAGATACACAAAAAAGTATGTTAAAATTTTATGGAGGAGCTGCCACAGCAGCGACTGCTGCAACTGGGTACGCAGGATATAGAGAAAAAAATATGAAAAATAAAAAATAGTAATGTCATACGGAACAAAAACAAAAAAACCAAAAGATAAAACAGTAGTAATGATTGCTGTAGGGAAACTAAAGGCTAAAAAAAATGGCACTAAGCGAAACGGAAAAAAGAAAAAACTTTCTTAAAAAGCATGGACTTAAAAAATTCAATAATGCAGTCAGGACCACTGAAGGTGGTAAGAAAGGTAAAGTCGGTATACTCGAAGGTGGGAAGCCCCGACTTATTCGCTTCGGTGACGCTTCTATGGGTCACAACTATTCCCCAGAAGCTAGGAAATCTTTCAAAGCAAGGCATGGTGCTAATATTAAAAAAGGTCCAACAAGTGCTGCGTACTGGGCAAACAAAGTTTTATGGGCAGGTAAGTCGGGTTCGAAGAAGTCTCCGCCAAAAAGCCAACAGAATGTTAAAGGAGCCAGAAGTTAAATTATCTGGTAATGTTTTTAAAGCAAACGTAGGCGAAGAAACAGTAACACAAATAGAATTTAAAAAAGATTAAAACTTATAGTGCCAATATATTCTTATAAAAATAAGAAGACTGGAGAAGTCTGGGATGAGTATCTATCCTTACAGGATAGGACAAAGCCGCTCAGAAACAAAAATATAGAGATGGTGATAACTGCACCCAGACTTTCTTTTATTGAAAGGTCAGAGCATAGTACAAGAGACCAAATGATTCATACAGCTAGACAAGGAATGAAAGAAAGACAAGCAGAAGAAAAAGCAGGTATTAGAAAGACTCCAGAATGGTTACAAGAAAAAACAGAAAAACATCTACAGAAGGTAAGAAATGTTAGTTCCTGATAATGATAAAAAAGAATTAGATATAACTGAAAAGCAACAAACTTTTCTAGAAGCTTTATTTGGGGAAGCACAAGGAGACCCAAAATTAGCAGGTGAAATTGCAGGTTACGCAGATTACCATCAACCTTTAAAATCTTTGAAAGACGAAATAATTGATAGGGCTGAAAAACTGTTAGCAGCCTTTGCACCTAGAGCGAGTATGGGTATGGTAAATGCTTTACAAGAAGATGGTTCTACCCCTGGTGCGTCAATACGAATGGAAGCAGCCAAACAAATATTAGATAGAGTAGGATTAGCTAAAAGAGAAAAAGTAGATATCAATGCAAAAGTAGCACATGGTATTTTTATTTTACCTCCAAAAGAAAATGTCTGAAGAGACAGTTACAAGAGAAAGAAAAGGTAGAGTTATACCTTTAGGTTATAAAGTTTCACAGGAAGATGAAAAACTTTTAGTTCAGATTCCCGAACATATGGAAATGATAGATAAAGCAAAAAGTTTTATAGACAATAACTGTAGCTATAAAGAAACTGCAGAATGGCTATCTCATCATACAGGTAGAAAAATTACAGGTATGGGATTAAGAGAAGTTTTAAAGAGAGTAATACACAAAGGGTGGTAGAAGAACCTAAACCTAAAAATAGTGGTAGAAGAAGAAGAAGTAGTCTTAATGCTCCTCTTACAATTAAAGAGAAGAAGGCTAGAAAATCGGCACAAGATATGCTTCGTGAAAAAAAGCATGAATTGGAAAAGGCACAAAAAAACTTTTGGGCTACTAAAAACAAACTCAAAGACCTTGACGAAGTATTTGATGGCAAAAAGCAAATCATTGAAGAAAATAAAATTGAGGAAGCTTCTCCTAATATCCAAGCTGCATTAAAAGATAAAGATATAATCTTTGAACCTAATGACGGACCACAGACAGAATTTTTAGCATCCTCAGAAAGAGAAGTATTTTATGGCGGAGCAAGAGGCGGTGGTAAATCCTACGCAATGTTGGTTGACCCACTACGTTATTGCCACAAACAAAAACACAGAGCATTATTAATTAGACGGACAATGCCTGAGTTGAGAGATTTAATTAATCACTCACAACAATTATATTCAAAAGCTTATCCCGGTGCTAAATGGAGAGAGCAAGAAAAAGAATGGAAGTTTCCTTCAGGTGCTAGAATAGAATTTGGATATGCGGAAAACTTAACTGATGCTCTTCGCTACCAAGGACAATCGTATACTTGGATAGGCATAGACGAATTACCGCAATACCCTACCGAAGATATTTATAATTTTCTTCGGTCCTCTTTACGAAGTGTAGACCCCGATATTCCTGTCTATATGAGAGCAACAGGTAATCCGGGAAATGTAGGTTCGATGTGGGTTAAAAATATGTTTGTTGACCCTGCAGTACCTAATACAAAGTTTAATATAGATATTAAAACTCCTAATGGTGTTAAGCAAATATCTAGAAGATTTATTCCGGCTAAACTAGAAGATAATCCTTATCTAATGCAGACTGATGATTATTATGCTATGTTAGCTTCGTTACCAGAAGTACAAAGAAAACAATTCTTAGAAGGTAACTGGGAAGCATTTGAAGATTCATCTTTTCCAGAGTTTAATAAAGATGTGCATGTCATTAAACCTTTTGACATTCCAAGAAACTGGATGAGATTTAGAGCATGTGACTGGGGATATAGTTCACCTGCTTGTTGTTTATGGATAGCTGTTGACTTTGATAATAATTTATTTGTTTACAGAGAACTCTATACACAAAAAGTTACAGCAGATTTATTTGCTAGAAAAGTTTTAGAAGCAGAACAAGGCGAGTATATTAGATATGGTGTACTTGATAGTTCTACTTGGGCAAGACGAGGTGATATAGGACCGAGTATTGCAGAGACTATGATACTAGAAGGTTGTCGTTGGAGACCCTCTGATAGAAGCCCTCGAAGTA